TATTCCATACATTGAACAAAATAGTGTTCGATCCACTCACGTGGTTTTGGTTTTTTAGAAGTCTTAAAGTCGATTATTGCTAACTCGCCGTCATATTCAGCGATACAATCAACTGTCCCAGCAATACCTAGTTGCTTACTATATAGGGACCCTTCAAGGGCGTAAATATTATTTATGCGATTAAGTTCTGTTTTAGAGATTTTAAAAAGAAAATCAGATAAAGGTTGAACTGGTGGAAGATCTTGGTTAGAAAGATAGTTTTCTACCAAGGTATGCATATCAGTTCCACGACTTGTTGCCGCTTTCGTGACACGTTCTGCTTCTTCTTCACCAACCTTCTTACGCCAATTAATAAAGATCTCTTTATTAAAGTGACTGGTTATCGAAGTAATTGATACTAGTCGAAGAAGTTGTTCATCATCTGGAACTTTATAATAACGAACACCATCTATAGTTTCCCTTTCAAGTTCAGGGAGAGTCACATCAACATGATTAAACATTAGTTTTTAGATTTGTGGAACAAAATAGATGGTAAAAGTTCTGGGTTTCCTCGTAACTTCATAACATTTTCATACATTAAGTTATCAGGAAACTCATGTGGTTCTTTTTTAAAAAGAACTGGCATTTCATCCAAATCATCACTATAGAATCTGACCCGATAGAGTGGGTCTCCTTTTTTAACTGATACAGGTTTATCTACATCAATCACTTTAATTCCTAGTGATGTATTACGTGGATAGTTTGCTAGATTGAACCACCCACCAACAGGAATGAAATTATTCTTTAGAGAAGTCATTGGATGATCTAAGAATTCAAACCAAACATACTCTAACTTTGGAGAAGTCCAAAAATAAGTATTTGTAAATGGTAATTGAATTACTGGGTTATCAGTCATGACATCTGGAATGTGAATGATAAAGTTATCATCTCCAAATGTTTTATCATCTTCCACATCAGTTAGAAGATTAATGACTTTAGTTTTTTCATCTCCAATTTTATATTCAATTAGATGTTGTTCAGTTTTACTGAACTTGACCTCAAAGTCAACAGGAGATTTAACAATAAAAATTCTGCTGATTTGATGATTCCATACTGGACACCTATGATAGGAATATTTTTTATGTTGTTCTAGACTTTCTTTTTCAATATCATTCTCACCAAAGTACATTACAGGACTGTAATATACCTCATAATTTTTTAGACTCATAATGACAATTCCATTTTTGCGAGGATGTATTCCTTGACAAGTCCAGAACGAACAATATCTTCTACACCAAACTCGATTATATCAAAAGATGGCATTTTACGCAAGATGCTCATGAAATCTACAATACCATTGCGCTCATTTGTTTTCTGTAAGTCAGACTGTGATGCATCACCACAGAAACAAATCTTGGTATTCTCACCAACACGAGTAATAATTGAATCCAGTTCGTGGAAGTTTAGATTTTGGAACTCGTCAACAATAATGATTGAATTATCAAGAGTTGTACCACGCAAGAATGAAGTTGACCAGAACTTAATGGTTTCTTGTGACTTGAGGTTACCATAAAGCATCTCAAAGTCAGCATCAGAAGGCATCTGGAACATATATTTCACCATATTCTTATAAGGAATCTGGTAAATGTCTGCCTTATCATCATGTGTGCCAGGCAGGAACCCAATTTCTCTTGTGGCGACTAGTGAACGAACAAGATAGATTCTTTCATATGGAGACTGTTCATCCAGAACATCTTGCAGAGCATTGTAGAGTGTGATAAAAGTTTTCCCTGTTCCAGCACAACCATAGGCAACGATATGTTTACCATCAGTATAAGAATCAAAAAGACGCCTTTGATTGTCTGTAAGAGGATCAATATCAACTAAGTATTCTGCACTTAAAGGTTTTCTCCTCTTCATCTGCTTTGCAGTCAGACCAACTCCGATAGGTTGATCAACATTGCCTCTTTTTCTTCTTGCCATTAGATTTTCTTTACGCGAGAACCAGGTGCTTTTGATGCTTTTGCGAGTACGTCATTCCATCCAGGATTACGATTAATAAGTTTGTCCTTCCACTCACCAACTTCTCCAGGAGAAGGGCAAGTAGAAGGATCAGACCAGTCACGGGTCCATTCTGGATTATCTTTTTTCCACTGATCCCAGTCGTGGATACTCATCTCCACTTCTTTCTGTTCACCAGTTTTTGTATTCACTACGGGGTACGTTGGCATTGTTATAATTTCAAGATATTTTATTTAGATCCACTCAAGAGCTTCTGCTACAGTCGGAAACTGTTCGGAAAACACTCTCTTGCATTCTAGAGCAATGTCCATGTGTTCTTTCTGAGTTCCATTAGCAGATCTAAGTTCAATATAATGTGCCCAGGAGCGGCAAGATCCGCTCATATAGATACGTGTGGGCGTTGCTAGGGGCAATACAAACCGAGCACACTCTTTTGCCACACCTGCCTCCAGGAGACGCTTGTAGAGGTTGTTAGAGTGCGTAAACAGTTCAGCAATTTCTGCTTGAAACTTAAGTTTTACATAGTCACCAAGATCATCAGTAGAGTTCTGACGGTTCTTGGTGTCTTGGCGACGCAGATCTGGAATAGGAATATTCCCAGTAATCAAATTAGTATCAGCATAACGCTGAGAAAACTCTTGAAATGTGAAAGACCTATGACGGAGAATTTGTGCTGCAATTCCACGAGTCGTCTCAATTTCAAGTGTCATAAATGCCTGCTCAAAAACAGACCAATGATTGTGCTTAATACAATAACGTAGCAGACCCGCATAGTTTTCAGAATCCTGATTCGCAGGATTAGAAACTCTAGCAACATATGCCATTGTTTGTTCTGCATCGGGAGTCACCGAAATAAGTTTTACAGTCATTTCTTTCCAAATCCTTTTGATGTTTGCGCTTCCAAGTTTGCGATTTCTTCTTTTACGACTCGCAACTGGTTTTTCATTTCTCTAATTTTTTCGTCTGTATAGAGATGTTCTTGTTTTACAAGTCTCTCTAGCAATTTTACAAGTTTCTTTGCTCTAGTCAGTGTATCCATCGTCATCAAATACTTCGTCGTAATCTAACATAGGTCGATTTCTTACTTCAGGTTCTGTGTATTTTTGATACGCAGAAACATCAGAATAAACTTCTGCCTTCAGAGAATCAACCAATAGTTCTAGATTACGGACAATCAGTTTTAGTTTGTCTTTGTCCATAAGATACCATTCTCTCAAGGCATTTTATCATAAAAAAAGGAGGGGATCAACCCCTCCTTGATGCTTTACTTATAAAGCCACTGAATGTATGATGACAACAATATAGTCATCAGTGCAATCGCAGCAGTTGAAGATACAATTACTTGTGCCATCACTTCTTCTCTCCTACAGCACAGTGACCTGCGCTGCAGAGGGATGCTTGATGACGACGCTCTTCTTTTTGCTTTTGCTCTTTGATAAGTTGTAGGAAGTTAAGTTTGTTCATTTTGATCCTCCCTTTGACTTTTGCATGGATAGTTTGTTTCCATTTTCGTCAACATAAAACATTGTTCCACGGTAGATTTCTACATGTGGTTCAATCTTGAACGTTTGGTTGGGGCGATCTGTGGTGTCATAAGCGACACCTCTGTAAACGACTTGTGACATTAGGGTTCTCCTTAATTTTGAGGCTAAAGAGCGTTCCTTCAGTCGGCTTTTGCGTCTATGGGACAAGTCTTTGGTGAGATTTGTTTAATCTCCCAAATAATATCATTCTTTACTTGTTTTGGAATGTCGTGTTTAAGAACTCTCCCAGCCATTAACTGTGCTTGTAAGCAAGTTAGAATGATTGCTTCCATAGATGAACGATCCGTTCCGAGTCGGCTTACTTCCGTCCTATTAAGTTTTAGCACCTTGTAACTACGTCTTTTCGTAGTTCTAATAGCAATCGGTCTTCTTTTCTTTGGTGAACAACATCGTCGTTTTTAACGATGTCCATTAGTTCCCACGCTGCATCGCAACTTATTGTGACTGGATATTCAGTTTTCGTAAGTTGTGGTGATGCAAAAGAAAGAAGTGGAACCCATGCTAAAAGCAAAAGTGCTTTAGTCATAGGATGAACGTTAGAGGACTATTATACCTCTATTCATTGTATATAGGTAGGTTTTGTGCTGAAACTGTAACAATAGATACTAAACTGTATCATTATTATACTAAAAAACGTGAAGATTTATGAAAACCCTCACGTAAGAAAATTTTGGCGGAAAAATTATTGGCGATCTGGGAAACTACTTCCGCTTTTTGGTTTTGGGTGCCTGATAACCCCATGTCTTTGGGTTAATAGTTCCATATCCAAAGTCAATATTCTTCAGGTTCTCACGAAACTTATCCCAATACATATCAAACAGTTTCACTCGACCACCACGAGTCAGATCAAAACACATCTCACCATCAACAACATACTTTATAATGTAACAGTCTCTGGGCGCTTCTTTAGTACAGACATCAGCATATGTACCATTCTCGACAATAATTTCACAACCGTAGCGTGACTTGCAAGATTCCTTTTCTGCTGTTGTCCAATGGTCCATATGCTTTTCCGTATTGGGTTTTTTTTCAACTACATTCACGAACGACCTCCCCAGTGAATATCGGGATAGGCTTCCGCTACAATTTCTTTCGTCAGTTTATACTTGGTTGCAAGTCTCTTATCTTTGCACATGCAGACAATTTCTGCTTCAAGAGGATGAAGACCTTGAAGAATGTTAATGAACATTGTTTCTCTACGCAGAGAACTCAGACTATCATTACCACCCTTCACAAAGTTATAAAACCTTTGATATTCTTTACGAATGGATGAGTGTCCTTGATCTTGAGAACCAAGTGACTGAGAACCAAGTTCTCCCATCTTTTCAACTGCATCGGCAATCTTTTCACTTAAGGTTCCTTTGAAGGAGTCCATCTCATTCACAGCAGAATAAGGAACATCTCCAGGAGGAAGTGCCGAAACAACAGTCTCGTCAAAGTTCCAAATGAAAACTGCTTTCAAGGAAGGATGCTCATACTTTTTGAGCACTTCTACCTTTTTAGCATCAGTCTTTTGCTTATTCACAAGATTCAGAACTTCAAACATGAAAGGGTTTGCAGGAAGATCTGAAATTACTTCTGGCGCTTTAGCAACTTTTGCAGTTGCTGGTTTTTTTGTGGCAGTGGTCTTTGTCTTAGTCGTCGCTGCCGTCGTCTTCTTCGTCGTAGTCATGATAGTTCTCAAAGTTAAATGCAATCACCTCATCTGGAATCAGGTTACCCTGGTTATCGAACATTTCGGGGTGAGGTCTTGGAATTTCCCGATAGTTCATCATATATTCTCTTGCTACCCAACCTGTTACAAGTCCCACTATAAGAAACAAAACGGTTAGAAAGGAACCAAATACTAAGCTAACTGCGAGCATTTCTTTTACCTCGGGAAACTACTTTTTTCTTCCTTGACTTAAAGGAAAATTCAAAATAGATAGTGACTTCCCGATTTAGAAAGCAAACTATCTTCTCAAAGATAATATGGAATGGTTGCGTTTGCTTTCTTTTCCCTCCATTAAGTATGAGTTCAATACCACGATTAAAGTGGTCGTCAGTTTTATTTATGTTCGTATCAGACGATTTGGTTTTCTTTGAGGAATTTGATTGTGTCAACGGATCCTCCTAGTTTTTGATCATCACAAATGACTTGAGGAAATGTTGAACCTTCCCCAAACTCAGCATAAAACTGCTCACGTGTAAAATCTTCTCCTAGATTATACACGACAAACTGTAGATTCGTCAACTCTAAAACTTTTTTGACCTTCTCACAGTAAGGACAACCATCTTTTGAATAAACTGTGAACTTCATATTTCTTAAAAGACTACTACAAATTTATAAGAGAAAAAAGGAGGGTATAAACACCCTCCTTAGAACCACCAACTCACCTCTCCCACCACAGAGAGGGTCTTCATTCCCAAAGTTACAAGGAGTGTTGAAGACCTTGTTATTATAAGGTAAAAATAAAAAACCGTCAAGAGCTTGACGGATGTTGGTTTTATGACTAGACTAGGTTTGTTCCCGTTGAAGATAAATTATATCTTATAAAGGTTTAGGATACTTATCTTTGACCGCTTGAATTTGTGTCGCCATTTCTGGTGGAAAAACTCCAGCGTGAAATAGAGCATCGAGTTGATCACCAATAGATGGGTACTCTGGTGCTCTTTGGCGTTGGTATTCTGTTAAATTATACTCTGCTTGGAGTCTTGCTATTTCTGATTCAACTTCTTCTTTTGTTGGTTTTGGTTGAGTATTGGTTTCAAACCAATTTAAACCATCATAGTTTTGACCATTTAATCCCCACTCTGCTCCTGGTCTTAATGAATTTATTGCGTCAATTATCGTAATCATCCTGCTATCTCCATAAGAACTATTTGACTGCTAGTATCAAAACCACCATCAAGTCCTCTACTATTTACATAGAGTGATTGTCCCCACACTTGAATTTTATAAGTTGTTGATGATGTTGTTGACGGACTATCTACTAGGAAAATAACTCTGGAATGAACTCCATAATAATCTTGTCCAGCAACCTGTCCAAAGTATCCATCAGCACCACTCCCTATTTCTGTAACCCCTCTCATCAATCGTGCGAAAGAGTCTCCACCAGCCGATGTTGCCGAAAAATTGACGTGCCCTAATATCATTATTCGACTACTTGTGGATGATGGGGTTATGGAAACAGAAAGACCGGGGACATCAGTTGGAGTTCCTGTTCCTGCTTGATAATATTGATCAGTTTTATTAACAGAAACAACTTGAAGGATTCCACCAGTTTGATTGAGTATTTTTCTTCCAGAACTATTTAAAATTGATGTATTAGCAGTTGGTAACGTAATATTACCAACTGCATCTCCTTGTAAAAATACAGTTCCACCAGTTCCTGTCTGGTTTAGCATTCTAAAGTTTGCTTTATCTGATGAAAGATATAGATTGAGTCTGTTTGAGTTTATTGAATTTGATGGATCTTCAATAAGCAGTTCTACTTGATTTCCATAAAGATGAAGTTTTCTACCTGGAGATACTGTTCCAAGTCCTATGTTACCATTACTATCAACTCTTAATGCCTCAGAACCACCTTCACCAATCGCAACAGTATCAGCACTCGGAAAGAAGATACCGGTGTTTGAATCTCCACTTGGACTTATGGATGGAGCACTTGTAGACCCGGCAGAAACTACAAGATTTGTAAATGTAGAAACCCCAGAAGAACTTAAAGTATTGCTACCAATTTTAATACTTCCAGACTGAACATCTAAGGCACTCGTGGGTACAGACGTTCCGATACCGACTCTACCGCTGGAATCTTGGTAGACACCGCCAGTACCAGATTGATGTAACCAACGATTGAACCTTATATCAGACATTTATATCAAGGTGTTTTGAGTATTTATTATCCCAAAAAGTAACCAGAGAAATTGGTGCTATCATCGTGGAAAACATTAGCACTAGCATATGCTTCCACCCAATCACCAACGGACATTTGTACTATCGCACTGATACCACCTGCCTCATAAGTTGCTCCACTAGTACTTTCATATCTAGCGTTTAAATCACCAGAATTTTTTCTTATATCCATGTATCCATTTGTTGCTGTTCCTCCATAATGTTGGGCGGTTAGTATTACCAAGTACATTCCCTCTACAGGAGCAGTAAATCTCCCAGTTGAAGTACTATAATGACTTCCAATATTAAATCTAACCCCAGTGAAAACAATAACTCCCGAACCGATAGGTGTTGATGTCGGATAAACACTAAACGCTGGTTGATTTGGTTTTATGACTCTACCAGTCGAATCTATGCGTACTTTTTCAGAAGCATTTGTCTGAAAGATCATATAGTCGCCATTATGAACATAATTAATAGCGCCTTGTGTGGTTGAACCTACGGTATCAGTAAATGCTATACTTCCAGTGCCTGTTGTAGTTGTTGAATGGAATGTAAGTCCAGGACTAGAACTACCAGAAATTACAACATCATCACAAGCACCATTAAATCCAGAAGTGCTTGTTGTTTTGATACCAATATTTGAGTTGCTATCAGTTCTTAATGCTTCTGTACTTCCAACACTTACGACTATTCCACTGGAGAATGTAGAAACTCCAGTTACATTAGCATTATAAGTAATGGTTCCACCAGCAGTCCCAATAGCGACATTAGTTCCACTTGCAGGAACAATAGCATTAACCCTGAGACTACTAGCCATTTATAAACTCCGTGTGATTATCAACCAGCGAGTGCTGATGCTGCCTCTTCGTTTCTTTCTGCTGCTGTTTTGACTATACCTTCTGCGTAAGCGGCAAGAACCATATCAGGTTTGTTAGTCGCTGTGATTGCTTCGTTGTTATCGAGTTTATGCTTTACATAAAGATCGCAGATTTCATCAATCGCAATACGGGCACGGTTATGTGCTGCATTATCAATCCAGTCTTGAACATCAGCAGCAATATATTCCATCGCTTTGGTTTCTGCCTCAGTTAAAGTAACAGTATAATCCATAATAGTTTATAAGTTTCTTGGTATATTTAGAAGTATTTATAGTCCAAAAAGACCTTTGAGTTCTTCTATGCTGAGACCTGCTGCCTCAAGTTTTTGTTGAGGAGTGAGAGGTTCTGGTTCTGGTGTTGGGTCTGGTGGTAGGGGTTCGTTACCTTCTTCTAACCAGGCAAGATATTCTGTTGAGTTTTCAACATTATGCCATTCATTGGTTCCTATTTTATTTGCAGATGATCTATCTTGATTTAATTTGAAATTCATATCCTTATCTCCTTATAATTCAGCAGAAGCTCTAATACGAACATAAGTATGACCACACACTTCACCAGCAGAAAAGTTTCCAGATGTTCTAGAAGCTACAGATGAAACAGCACCTATTGTTGGAGGTTGGTTATTACCATAGGTTACAGCAGTACTGCCTCCATTATAATATATAAATCCAGAAGCTTGATATGCTGTATCGTAAGTAATTACGGATGGAGCAGTTCTCATTAATGGAGAAAGAGGTATGGTAAAATAACCATTTGTTGAACCAGGATACATATTAAGTGTTCCCCCATTATATTCTTTTATTTGATAATATCTTTCACATAATGCTAACTCTTGTCCATAAGACCTTCTCTCAAAGGGGGTCGCGACTGTGCCTGATTCTAATTGAACACCGGTGAGATAGAAAGTAGCACCAGAATTGCTAATCCAATTAACTTGATTAGTTGTTCTTGATGCATATGAAGTAGTTCCCCAAGTATTTGCAGTAACATTAAAATTAGAACCTCCACCAAAATCCCAGTTAATAAAGGCACCAACCCCATTAGTAGTCAACCAGGTTCCTGTTGTATCTCCTGCAACGGTGATAGTTTTATATTCCCAAGTATTTGCAGCAATAATTGTATACTCTGCAACATAACTTCTATTTCCAGCAGAATTGAATATTGAAAAACAATATGTTCCAGTGAGGCTTGATTTTACCCAGAATTGAATGGTGAAGAACTTTGCACTAGAAGAACCATAAAGCAAATCTGCCCAATTATACCCTTCTATTGGGTGAGTCAATTGTGCAACTTGAGCCGCTGAAGCAGATCCACCAGTACCAACAGTAATTTTTAAAGAATTTGTAAAGCCAGTTGGAGCGTCGGATACTTGTTGTACTGTACAAGAACTTGCAGACGTTGATTCTGTAAAACGAAATCTATCAACACCAAAGGTAGCAGTAGCATCAGCAACCGTCACACTCGTCCCAGCATTTCTCTGATCGATCCTCATATCCCCGTTGATTATCCGGTTCCGGGCACCAGAAATAGGACCGTCATTAATTGCTCCAATATAAGCCGTTGTAATACCAGCAGTCGAAACACCACTAATACGAGTTGTGTTAATATCTGTAATTGTAGCAGTTGAAGCTGAAATGTTACTATTAAAAGTAACGGTAGAAACTCCAGTATCAGACTGAATATTATTAACTATAATTCTGCTAGTCATACGATTGTCCAAACTCCTTGTACTGTGACGGTGTAACCAGCACCGACTGTGACTGTTCCGGCAGTAACTCCGTTGGTCCCTAATGGTATCGTCACATTCTCATCAATGGTATTTTTATTTGTTTTGATAACTCCATAACTATCAACCCACTGTGTAGCACCATTAACACTAATAGGATCTTTAAAATCAACTGTGCTTCCAGTTTGTGAGCGAATATTTTGAACGTAGATGCGAGTCATACAATCACCCACTCACCGTTGACTGTGACTTCATAACCTGGTTGAATTGTTATTGGACCGGAAG